GTGGATCTACACGGATTTTATACACTTTGATGCCGTAGGTGATTATCACTTTGCAGTGTCATTCCGTGTTGGTGAGGGGAGACAATTGGGGATCTTATTTTGTGAGGTTGTTATTACCACCCCAGAAAAATGGGTCGAAAAAAGACATTATGCATTCGGACAATTTAACACTAATCTAGGTGCTAAATTATTCTCTCAGTTTGCACTAAATCACTTTATTGAAACTGAGAATTGGGCAGTATGTCCATCTTTCGAACCCGTAGAGTATATTGACGGGGATCCTTTTACACTGGCAGGGGATGAGATAGTGTCGGATCTTATCTAACACTTAAGGGGGGCAATCCACCCCCCTAAGTAACAGTGCCGTTCGTTCGTGATTGACAGTTAACGGGGTATTATGGGGTGCCGTATATAAAACCAATGGGTCCCTGGAGGCTATAAACGACCCAGATCGACCTCTAAATATAAACCTCAAAGGATTCACCAAGACCCACCAAGAATTTCCAAGACCTCCATATAAAAAAATTTTCATATATAAAAACAAGGCACAAGGTTCAAAGATATGCAAAAAAATCCGCAGGAAAATTTTACGACCGTAGAGATCGACCCAGTAAGTGGGGAATATATTATTAACATACCTGAATGGATATGTGATGAGAAGGGATGGTATGAGGGAACAGAAGTAAACATCGAGGTAGAGAATGATTGTATTATTATCAAGGATCTCGAAAAGTCTTGACGACGTATAGATAGAGTGTTATGATAGTGAAGTAGTTCATTTAAAGTTATGGCTAAAGGATTTACAGTAAAAGCAAAGACACCCAAAGCAACTGAGAGTGCCCCTGAATGGGACTATGCGAAAGCAAAGGAAATGGTAAAAGGCAAGTCCATTGTCTTTTGTTTACCTGGTAGAGGAGTATCTTATACGTATCTCAAAAACTTTGTACAACTTTGTTTTGATTTAGTGCAGGCAGGTGCCAGCATCCAGATTTCTCAGGATTATTCATCAATGGTAAACTTTGCAAGATGCAAATGTTTAGGTGCGAATGTATTGAGAGGACCGGATCAAATTCCATGGGACGGTAAGTTACAGTATGATTGGCAGTTATGGATTGATAGTGATATTGTGTTTAACTCAGAGAAGTTTTGGCAATTGGTTTTAATGGATCAAGATATTGCAAGTGGATGGTATTGTACTGAAGACGGTCGAACCACAAGTGTTGCACATTGGTTAGATGAGGAAGACTTCCGTAAGGGTGGTGGAGTAATGAATCATGAAAATCTTGAGAGTATTGCAAAACGTAAGAAACCGTTCACTGTAGATTATGCAGGATTTGGATGGTTACTAATTAAGCACGGAGTATTTGAGGACGAAGGTATTAAGTATCCATGGTTTGCACCGAAGATGCAAGTCTTTGAGAGTGGAGAGGTACAGGATATGTGTGGAGAGGATGTATCATTCTGTCTCGATGCTATCGAAGCAGGATTTAAGATATGGTGTGATCCACGTATCAGAGTTGGACACGAGAAGACAAGAGTCATCTGATGGGGCTGACAGAATATACAATTCTCCATAAAGGGAAAGTTTTGTATAAGAACTTGACGGAGGAGGAGTATTTTGATAAGATGGAGGATCTTTCGATAGAGTATTATCAGAAAGGTTCTCCAAGACCTCAAGATTTAGAAACAAAGAGTATTAGAATTTAAGGAGTTATTATGGCAGTACGTTCAAAGGTTGGATTGAGGGGTGATGGTTTTGTGGAAGGGAAGCCGAAAAAAACTCGTCAGGGAAGTGGGAAGCACACGAAGTATGCCGCGACTTCTCGTAATGGAAAACGTAAGATGTATCGTGGACAAGGACGGGGTTAATGGCACGTTGGATACATAAGAATGGCAAATCAAAACCCGATAAACGTTGTAAAAACGTTTTAACTCCTAAAAAATGTTCCAAACCTAAGAAGAGAAAATGAGTTGTTTGATTGCAAATCTTCCATCACAAGAAGTATGGGTTCGTAAGGAATATCTAACGGACCATCAAAGTGGACACGGTGAATTTGTAAAGGGCGTTTGGGTATCTGTTAAATCGATTCCTGGACGTGCTTTTTATTTTGAGACCTATCTACCAGAATATGCGGCAATGTATGATAAATTGCCTATCAGTGCCTTTGTAGCAGACCCTGAGACCCCAAGTCCGGACATGAACCTACCGAACCTACAGTTTTGGAATTGCATGGACTACGGGGTCGTCTCAGTAGATAAGAAATTCATAGGATCAATGGACTTTGAATGCTATACACGGGACTATGGTAATGTAAAAGGCACCTATGTATGCACTATTGACAACTATCATCATGATCCGGACTATGTTGATTGGGCAACCAGTGAAAATCCTGCCGAACATAAGTCTCATAACCTGATTGAACTTGAGAATGGGCAGTATGCACTGTATCCAAACAATAGATTACGTATTTTTGATAATAGTTTGACACCTGTCGAACCAAAAATGCCTGATTTTAAGGTTTCAACTCAATATTATCAGGTTGAAAATGGATTTGAACGACTTGGAATGGGACGTGAGAACGAATATTTCTGGAAGACTGCACAGGAACGTAAATTATGTGACAATTGTGGATCAAATCCATGTAATCCTCGATGTATCAATTCCAAAGTGGGTGAAAAATAAATAAAAAATAGGGATAGTAACCCCTTAAAAAGTTCTGATTTTACTAATCAGGAGCAAAATGGGCAATTCACCGGTTGATAGAAGTGCAAGTTACATGAAAGAAGTGTGGGGAACAACAAGTTTAACCACAGATTACTGGTCATTACCTAAAAAAACGAATGATCCGGAAGAAAGAGTAATTCAAGAGATCATGCATGATGATTTGAAGAAGGGACAGAAGAATCTTCAAGAATAGAGTATAAATATAATTAAGAAAACTCTTTAACAATGGCAATTCAGAGGATATCACGGTCATTCAAGGACATTAGTTTATCTTTTGAGCCCCATCCTGTGACAAAAGACCTTCCGATTCTAAAAAATGAGAACGCAATTCGTCGTTCCGTAAGAAATATAGTCGAAACTATCCCAACAGAGAGATTTTTCAACTCTTTGTTGGGTTCTGATGTAAGAAGAAGTTTATTTGAATTCGTTGACTTTGGTACTGCATCAGTGATTCAGGATCAAATTGAAATTGCCATTAATAATTTTGAAGATAGAGTCGAAAATTTGATCGTTCAGGTAGATCCAATAGCAGACGAAAACACATTTAATGTAACAGTCATATTTGATATTATTGGTCAAGAGTTTCCGACACAAGAATATTCATTCCTCCTAGAGGCAACAAGATAAAATGCCTTTTACAAAATATACAAATTTAGATTTTGATCAAATAAAAACTTCTATCAAAGATTATCTCCGTGCCAACTCTACATTTACGGACTTTGATTTTGAAGGATCAAACTTTTCAGTTTTAATTGATACGTTAGCATATAATACTTACATTACTGCATTCAATTCGAATATGGTTGTGAATGAATCCTTTTTGGATTCTGCAACTCTTCGTGAGAATGTAGTTTCTCTGGCAGGTAACATTGGATATGTCCCCCGTTCCAGAGTCGCATCAACGGCACAAATATCCTTTAATGTAACAACTAGCACAGGTACTCCTACACTCACCCTGAAGGCAGGTATAGTGTGCGTAGGGAGTACTAATGACACTACATACACCTTTGCCGTCCCAGAAGACGTTACAGCAAACGTTGTGGACGGTATAGCATCTTTTAATAATCTTGATGTTTATCAGGGAATATTCTTAACCAAGCAATTTCAATATGATGGTTCATTAGACCAAAGATTTGTTTTAAATAATTCTTTTATTGATACATCGACACTTAAGGTATACATTAAGAAAACAGAACAATCTGGAGTTGGTATTGAATATTTTCTTTCAGAAAATATTTTTGATGTAGATAAAAACTCTAGAATCTTCTTTATTAATGAAGTTCAAGATGAAAAATATGAATTGAGATTTGGTGACGGACTGATTGGCAAGAAACTGGGTGATGAAGTTGGTTCTGATGGAACTATAATTACTGCCAACTATATCATTACGGATGGAAGAGATGGCAATGGTGCTTCTAATTTTTCATTCTCTGGAACATTAGAGAATGCGACTGGTGGAATTATTGATCCAGGAACTGTTACGATTACAACTAATCAATCATCAATCAATGGTGGTGATATTGAACCAATAGATTCAATCAAGTATTATGCACCAAGACTATATTCTTCTCAGTATAGAGCGGTTACATCAAGAGACTACGAAGCAATTATAAAAAGAATATATCCAGATACCGAATCAGTATCTGTAGTTGGTGGAGAGGAAATGGATCCTCCTCAGTTTGGTACAGTTCAAATTAGTATTAAGCCAAAAAACGGAAGTTTTGTTTCGGATTTCAATAAGACTCAGATTTTGTCAAAACTAAAACAATTTACAGTATCTGGAATAAATCAGAAGATAACTGACCTTAAAATTCTTTATGTTGAACTCAATAGTTCTGTTTACTATAATTATTCACAAGTATCGAATTCAGATACATTAAAAACTTCTGTTACAAACTCTCTTCAAAAATATTCAGAATCTTTAGATTTAAATAAATTTGGTGGAAGACTTAGATATAGTAAATTACAACAAGTTATTGATAATACTGATACTGCAATTACATCAAATATTACAAAAATTATTATTCGCAGAGATTTAAAGCCTGTACTCAATAAATTTGCTCAATATGAACTATGTTATGGAAATAGGTTTAATGTAAAATCTGAAGGTCTTAATATCAAATCCACAGGATTTAAAATTTCAGGAGAAACCGATACCGTATATTTTACAGATGTTCCTAATGCAGATTTGAAAACAGGTACTTTATCGATTGTAAAGCAAATATCTGATGAAACAAGAGTAGTTGTGAAATCTGCAGGAACTGTTGATTACTTAAAAGGAGAAATAATTTTAGGAACTGTTAATATCACTTCAACTTCATTAAGTAACGGATTAATTGAAATACAAGCATTCCCAGAATCTAATGATGTTGTTGGACTAAGAGACTTGTATGTCTCATTAAACATTCCTAAAAGTACAATAAATATTGTCAGGGATGTGATTGCTTCTGGGGATGAAATATCTGGCACCAGATTTGTTAACGACTTCTATACATCAAGTTATTCAAACGGAAATTTAGTAAGAAAGTAATATGATACAAACTGGTTTTGAATCTAGAATCAAAGTACAAGATCTAATTGATCATCAACTTCCAGAGTTTATCTTGGATGAAAGTCCAAATGCTGTAGAATTTTTAAAACAATATTATATTTCACAAGAATATCAAGGTGGTCCTATTGATATTAGTGATAATCTGGATCAGTATTTAAAATTAGATAATTTAAAACCCGAAGTTATTGTTGATAGTACGACAACTAGTACTAGTATAACATCTACTGACACTACAATTAATGTCTCTAGCACAAAAGGATTCCCTAATCAGTATGGACTCCTTAAAATTGATGATGAAATCATCACATATACTGGAATTACTACGAATAGTTTTACTGGTTGTGTTCGTGGATTTAGTGGAGTAACTGATTACCATCAAGATTTAAATAAAGAAGAACTTGTTTTTTCTACATCAACAGCAGCAGAACATTCTGATAGTTCATCTGTACAAAATTTAAGTTCTTTATTTTTAAAGGATTTTTATAAAAAACTGAAGTATACTTTTACTCCAGGATTAGAAGATATTAAATTTGTAGATGAAATTGATGTTGGAAATTTCATCAGAAGAGCAAAAGATTTTTATGCTTCTAAAGGAACAGATGAAGCAATAAAAATTCTTTTTAAAGTTATTTTTGGGGAAACACCTTCAATTATAAATTTGGAAGATTATTTAATCAAACCATCTTCTGCAAATTATGTAAGAAGAGAAGTTGCAATAGCAGAGGTAATATCAGGAGAACCCTCAAAGATTGTCGGACAAACTCTTATAAAGACCACTGATGAGAACACAACTGCTTCAATATCGGCAATAGAACCATTTTCAAGAAAAGGTAAAACATTCCATAAAATTGAATTTTATATTGGAAATACTGAGAATTCTTCATCAGTTGTAGGAAATTTTGAAATCACACCAAATACAAAGTTAATTGAAAGTGTATCTGTAGGATCATCCATCTTAACTGTAGATTCTACTTTAAGTTTTCCACAATCAGGAACATTAATTTCTGGAAATAATACTATTTCTTATACTGGAAAAAGTATTAATCAATTTTTTGGATGCACTGGTATCAGCGATACAATATCTATAGCATCAAATATTAGATCTAATGATACCTATTTCTCTTATGAAGATGGAGATACTTCAAAAAAAGTCGAATTAATATTACTTGGAGTAATACAAGATTTAGTAGAAGAAAATGAAGACTTTAAAGTAGATGAAAATGATATAATTACAGTCAAAAATCTTGGAGACAAGATTAAGAATAGAAATTCAAACTGGAAAGAAATTTTTGCAAATTCTTTTATCTACAATACAAGTGCAAGATATGAAATTGTAGATAATAATACTACTAAGTTAGGATCTACTATTGATAGATCCAGTTTAAAAATTGGAGATGAGGTTGAAATATTAGAAAGAGGAAGTGAAAATATAGTATTTTCTAATGATACGACTTATATCCAAACTACTAATGAATCCCAAAATTCTTTAACATTAGGAAACAGACCAACTTTAGATCCAAGTAAAGAATATGATATAAGAAGAAAATTAAATAAAACAAAATCTTCAGGTTCAGATTTTGGGAGTAGTTCTGTATTATCAGACATTCTTAATGTATATGCTGATAAAGATGATTATGCATATGTTGCATCAAATTCACTACCATCAGAAGTAATTTTAGACGAAGATGATGAAAAAATTATAAATTATCGTCTTGATATTGAAACTAGTATTAAAAAAGTAAGTATTGCTAGCACAAATAATCTTGTAGATTTTTTTGAAGATGTTTATAATACAATTGAATTCAATCCTTCTATTCCATTTTTAACAGGAGATAAAATATATTATCTTCCACAAGATGAACCTTTGGTTGGATTGCAAACTGGCAATTATTATGTAAAAGTAACATCTACAAATAAATTTAAATTATATACTACACCCTCTTTATTAAATTCGGACAGTAATGTAACATTTCAAGTACCAAATTCTGGCATAGGAACTCATACTTTTACTTTAAACTCTCAAATAAAAACTGATCTAGGAATACAAAAACTTTTAAGAAAGTTTCCATTAGAAAAAAATATTGAAAATGGTTCTGGAACTTTAACGATTCCGGGAACTACTGGAATGCTAATTAATGGTGTCGAAATTAATAATTACAAATCTAAAGATGCAATTTATTATGGCCCAATTGAGAAAGTAAATATTCTTTCTGGTGGTGAAAATTTTGATGTAATTAATCCACCATTAGTTGAAGTTTCTACTGATGCTGGTATTACTGCAAAAATTCAACCAGTCATTAGTGGAGGTTTTGAAAAAGTATATGTAGATTCGCAAGATTATAATATTGGAGAAATAACCTCTATTAATATTTCAGGAGGAAATGGTAGTGGTGCAGTAATTGAACCCGTAATAATCAAAAAACCCAGAGAAGTTTTATTTGATGCAGATGAATTTTCTAGTGGTGGGGGAGTCAGTGAAACAACGAATCAAATTGTATTTTTAACAGATCATAACTTTGTTAATGGTCAAGAAGTAATTTATAATCCTTTAGGTAATGATCCAATAGAAATTGGAACGGCAGGAAATAATATTAATCTTCCTACTAATTCGACCTATTTTGTTGGTGTTACTAACAATAAAGCAATAAAATTATATAATAATTTAAGTGATCAACAATCAGATACAAATGTTGTAGGAATCTATACAGGTTCTATTGGATCACATAAATTCTCAACACTTTCGTCTTCAAAACAAGTTTCTTATATAAAAGTAATTAACAAAGGTGAAGGATATACAAATAGAAAATTAATTGTAAAACCTACAGGAATATCTACATCAAATAATACTGTTACTTTTAAAAATCATGGATTTAATGATGGTGAAATTATTGAATACGACTATGAAAGTGGGTCAATATCTGGAATTTCAACTACAAATCAATATTATGTCTTGAAAATTGATGACGATTCATTTAGATTGTGTAATGCTGGTGTTGGTGGGACAATTATTTCAAATTATGAAAGAAAGGATTATGAGACAATTGACAGTATAGGAACTGGATATCAATATTTTAAATATCCCAATATTTCAGTTTCAATTAAATATAATTCTGTAGGATTTGGAACTACTACTCAAGAGTATCAAGACTTAGTATTAACTCCAGTAGTAAAAGGAAGCATTATTGATGCTTATGTTTATGAATCTGGAACTGGATATGGATCTACAATTTTAAATTTAGAGAAAAAACCAATAGTCTCTATAAAGAATGGAAAATCTGCTCAATTAACACCATCTATTGTTGATGGAAGAATAATTAGTGTTTTTACAAGTTTTGTTGGGAGTGAATATTATTCTGTTCCA